TTTTTATTCCAAAATGAATAGCAATCTGGATAATCAAAAGTAAAAAATACTACTTCATAATCATCTAAAGGTTCTGCATTCATCAAACCTTTAGCACGTAATTTATCTGTATCCGCTACAAACCTAACATTGAATTCATCACGGAATTCTTTACTAGTGAGTCAAGAACCAGTTTTTCTAAATTTATTTGAAGATGCTCTTACGCTTCTTGCTTCTTCAAGATCAAATTTACCTTTTGTTCTTTGCTTTCTAAATTCATTAACATTATCTATGCTCAAATAATGATCACGTAATGCTAATCTTGCACTTTCAGTAAGTTCCACAGATCTTCCATAACCTGTAAGTAAGCCAGCTGTTTTAAGCGCCAAAAGATCATTGTCAGAAATTTCTTTTGGAACACCGCAAATTGTGCTATCTTTGTGTAGAGCAACATAACTAGCTGCAGTGACCAAAACATCAGTATTCGCATCAATTGACTTAAGCATAACTAAATATCTTTCACTTAATTTAGCAGCTTCAATTTTCTTTGGAGTTTGTGAAATACCAAGAAGTCGAATTTGAATATCTGAAAGTCCAAGACCTTCCATTGATGGTCCGTCAAATAATTCTGCGTGTAAGTCTAAAGAATGAACTGGTTTAATTGGTATAGGCATAATTTAATTCCTTATCTATATGGTATTCTATTTTTCCAAGCATTTCCTTCATCAACATTTTTTTCATATGTTTCTTCCCAGGAAAATTTATCATTTAAATCTTCTCCACTGTGAATTGCCATAGAAGGGCTTGATGCTGGGTTGCCTGGATCTATATAAGCAGGGCCAGGAACATTATCAGGGCCGTGTAATAATCCCTCTATATTTTGACCATCAGCTTCTCCGCCCAAATCAAAATATTCTTTTGGAATTTTTCTTGGGTTAATTTTTTGTCGCCAATAATCATTTTGCTTAGTTTCTTCTTCAATTTCTTCGTAAGGGACGTAAGAAACATTTGGTGATTGAGTAATTGATTGCTCTGGATAATACTGTGCTATCTTTTCAAACAAGTTATCTGCCTTAGAAAAATGGCCTTTTTTGTCTAATTTTGAACAGATTCTGATAATTGTTAGAATTGAATTTGCGTCCATAACTTGTTTTTGTTAAATTGTCCTTAATTTACCTTTACAAACTATGTCCGCTGATGCCATAAAAAGCGGAACCATCATAAACTTCCTCGACACCTTTATCTTCTTTTAAAGACTGATCGTTGTAATCAAGATAGGTGGTAAATTTCTTATTTGGATGCATTTGGCCTTCTAAAGACATAAAAACATTAACATCTTTCATTTCTTCTGGCTCTGGTGCAATGTCTTTTGGAGCGTGTACATTTGATTTACCATCTGGTTCGGGGTAGGTTAAGACAGTATCCTTAAGCTCATATTCTTGAAAACCATCGTGGTCAGGAGTATTAACGGTCATTAGACTTGTTAAATAATCATCAAATTCTTCACCGTGAGTAAGAATTGGAGTTTTTCCTATTGGAGCATATGAAAATTGCTTCTCATCAAATTCATTTCTATTTTCAGGATATTCATCAGTAATTCTATTTCTTCTTCTGACTGCATAATCTTCTGCAATACGATTTATAGTTTGATCAGAAATAGCAAAATGTAATCTTGAAGGCTTATCAGGATCTTGATATTCTTCTCTTGGATATTTGAAATCTTTTTTGTATTTATGGCGATCCTCTAAAGCTTGTTCCATAGTCATCATATGTTCGGGCTTAGGATGGTAATGTTCCTTAATGTATGCTGGGCTATTTTTTAGCAAACTATTAGCTGCATTTTCTAAAGAATTTTTGTAATTATGAAGCTGAGCTTTAAATTTAGCCCTCATTCTTTCTTCTGGGGTTAACTCATAAGGAATTAAATCTTCATAATTTTTATGTTGAGGAGTAAGTCTCGACTCAATATTTACATCTCTATTATCAGGCTCAATGTGGGTTCTTCTTAATAATTTATCAAAACTAGCGTCCTCATCAACATAAATATTGATCTCGTGCCCACCCCTATTAGACCCACCACGACCTATGGGGCTACCACCAGGCTGAAAAGCATTGCCATTGCCCCCACCGCCTACACCACCAAATTGAGCTATTCTGATATTGTTAGACATAATAATTTGTTCTTATTATTTAAAAAAATAACCTTCAACGTCTATTTAAATTAACCATTTTTGATCTTGGTAATCTAAAAATAATTCTTGATGTAAGACACTCATAAGAAACGGCAGCTATAGCATCACAAATATCATCTTTGTATCCAGATAATGCTTCTATATAATATCTTTTGCCTTTCCATTTCTTTTGTAAGAATAAAAATTGAATTTTAGCTTCTTGTATTTCATTTAAAGACATAGTTTTACTATCTAAATCTTTGTATTCTCCACCTGATAGATCATAAATATCAATTCTGTCATCCCTGACTAATTGTGATAATTCTGTGTATATTTTTTCTTTATATTCTTTATTAAATTGTCTTTCTACAATAGGAACTCTCATAGACTGTAGTTTTATTAAAGATGACTGTGAATTCCATTGATCAATAGAAACTTGTTTAAACTTAAATTTGCTATGTAAATGAATTACATAATCTTCAACTTCGCTTTCTTTAACAGGTTGATTTTTTGTTTTAGGATTCCAAAAATGTATATGATCAATTACAACTCTTTTAAGCGGTTGAAAATCAGGGCCAATATGTCCGTACATATTTTCAGTATGAGCAATTACAAGAGCATAATAGTCTGAAGTTCTTGCAGGATCTAAATGGCAAAAATATTCAAAAAGTCCCCCTGCCATTTCTTTTCTTTTTACCATAGACATAGAAGAAAACATCCTATCTACATCTTCAGAATTAAACATTGGGTCAGATGATGACGCTCCAAATTCAGCTCCATACTGCATTTGAAATTCTTGAGGATCTTTTTTCTTTTGCCCATCTAACCACTCTTTATCAATATTTGGATTTGTAAGCCAAGTGGGAAGTCTCATTACAAGCGTAGTAGGATCTTCTTGTCTATTTTCGTGTAAATCATAAAGCAACCCAAGAGGTCCTTTGGGGTTTGAAAGAAGCATCATTTTGCCATCTCTGCCAAATGTAGCAAGAGATGGTTTCAAGTCATCATAAAGAGCATAGTCAACGCCAGATTCAGGATTATCTCCAGCCATAGCAGCAACTTCGTCCATAATGATTGTCCAGCAAGTTAAACCAACAAGACCTGAAGCATTACTTGAACCACATCGCAATACCAAAGAACCTGCAAAAAGATTGATATTTTGCTCTTTTCTTCTTACATTCTCTTCTCTGTCGTGTTCAGTGTAGAATCGCATTTCAAGCTCTGTGTCTTTGCCAATATAAGGTGCAAAAAATGGAGAAGCTAAAACTGTTTGCTTGATTTTAGAGAAAATTGCTTTTTTAGCCTGTTCTTCATTACGAGCAACATTAAGAATAACAACCTCGTCAAATTCCATCAAGCCATATCTTGCTTGAGGATGACCCATTGAAATTAGTCTATAAAGTTCATAAAGCGCCATAGCAGACACTAAAAAGGATTTTCCAGATCTTCTCCCAAGCACTAAAACAAGTTCTTCAAATTTGTATCTTTTGGTGCATTTATCTAGAACTTGCATCCTTAATTTTGGATCAAATTCTTCAGAATAGAGTAAATCAAATTCACTTTGATAGGCATCAATAATTGGCCTTGCTTGTAATAATTCTACTTGTCTTTCTGCATCAGGGTTAGAAGCTTCATTTTTTGCAAGATTATATCTTGTGTCTCTAACATCACTATCTAAACGTTTACACTGTAAACAAGGTGAATTGACAACATTGAAAAATGTTTTAAATTGTTTGCCTTCTAGACGAGCTTTAAAAAAATCATTCTCATTCTTTTGAACATAATCCCAAACACATCCTTTACAATCTTTTTTATTATCAGATTCATCTATAGCAAGATTAGTATTGCCTTCTTGCCCCATATAAAAACACTTTAAGATAAGTTTTTGCCAGGGATAAGGCTTTAGATTACAAAAATAGGGATGCTCAATAAATGTAATAATATCTACAGTTTGATCAGGGTTAAATCTATCTTTCGGAGGTTTTATAGGAGGAGCAACTTCTGATCTTGTGGCAGGAATAATTTCATCAACAAAATCCTCTGCATATTCTGTGTCTTTAAATAATGCAGTTACGGTATTAGCTTGTTGAAGTAATTGGTTTCTTAATTCTGTTGGAGATTTAGGAACTTGAGTTTGTTTTCTCATTAATTATCTTGTTGAATCTTTTCTCTCAAAGAAACAATTTCTTCTCTGATGATTCTTTTATCATTTTCAGAATCCATTTTTTCATGCAATTTAGCTAAAATTTCGAAAATGTTTATGTTATAAATGCCTTGATTATCTCTAACTTCTTTTAGATATAAGATTTTAGAAATTAACTTTTCCACCATTGCTGCTCTCTTAAACTTCATATCGTTATTTTTAGAACAGTCAATCCCTCTAATATCATCAAGTTCTACAAGTAAAGCAGTCAAGGCGAGATGATGTTCACGAAAAATCCAAGGAGCAATAAGTTCTTCTCTTTGCTCATAATTTTTAAGGCCGGAAGTTGAGATTTTCTTAAAATCACAATGTTGTTCCATGTGAGTATTAATCTGCATCCAGTTCATCTGTGCATCAAAATACTGTAGGAAGAATCTAATTACTGATTGATTTTTACG